ATAAGGGTGAACACTTGCAAATTTGATAAGATTTGGCGCATCTTCCATAGAAGTATCCTAACACAATTTAGTTAGAAAATACAACAGATGCGCTTAGGCAATGTTTAAGATTACGCCGTTCAGTCACAGAAGTTGTGCACAGGAGTTTTAATTCCAGGTCGCTCTAGAGACACGAATCCAAGTGTTGCTTGCTACGCACACGTAGAGATAGGTATTACTCCATGCGATTTGTCCTACAGTTCCAGACGACGTCGCAGTGGCAGGAACAGATACGACTGATAGCCCAGGACCTGTCGGTCCCTGTGGACCAGTCGGTCCGGTTGCCCCTCCTGAAGGTCCAGTTGGTCCTAGAGGACCCGTTGGGCCAGTCGGTCCTTGTGCACCTTGCGGTCCTTGATTCGAGATCTCTATTTCAATGTCAGCCATTATAGTGTCACCTCCGGTGTAACGATGAAAGGTCCTTCTAATAATCTTGTAACTGTTCCGTTTGGAGCTACAACCTCAAGGTCGTACACATAGTTACCTGCGGTGATAGCTGCAGTTACACCTGCGGTGATAGCTAGGTCAATTGCACCAATAGCTCCAGTAATTGTTATTCCGCTGCCAGTCGTTAGATCTACTGTTAGGACTGATGACTCATAGGCGTATGACGGACGAACCTGCATCCTTGCGGTGTAACCTGTAAGGTTAACTATTACACCGTTGCTCTTGTATGTGATGCGACGCGTAAAGGTTGCACCTTGCTTGCAGGTGAGACTTACTTTATCTTTTACCTTATGGGACATGCTACAATTGTATTCCATATCTAGCAAGTGTATTGGGTGTTTTACATCGTTAAGGTGGATAAAACCCTGCTATAATCATACACGTTTAACCAAAAGGGTGTACACTAGTTTTACGGGTAAAGAATTGTACATTCATGCGGAATTTGATGAATATGGAGAATTTATGACAGCAGGTATAGCGCTACTTTATGCACGTGTTTCTACGCAGATGCAGGCTACAGATGGCATGTCTTTGGACGCTCAGGAGAGAGAACTTAGGGCAGCAGCCACGTTTGCTGGCTACACCGAGATGGAACTTGTCCGTGAGGAAGGGCGCTCTGGTAAGTCAATTAAAGGTCGTCCAGCCCTGCGTGGAGCTCTTGAAAGATTAGACAATGGAACAGCCTCGGCGCTAATTGTTACCCGTGTAGACCGCCTAGCACGTTCCACAAAGGACTTCTTAAACATTATCGACAGAGCTAATCAGAAGGGTTGGCGTTTAGTAATGCTAGATCTCAACCTCGATACATCGACGTATCAAGGACGATTTGTTGTAACAATCATGTCTGCACTTGCAGAGATGGAAAGATCTATAATCTCAGAGCGACAAAAGTCAGTGCACAAGTATCGTCGCGAGACTGGACAGAACTGGGGAGTAGATCTTGGACCTAAAAGTAAAATCTCAGACGAGGCGATAAAGATCATCACAGAACTGCGAGATAAAGGTGTTTCATATCATGAAACAGCTCGTCAACTAAATGCTCAAAATGTTCCAACAGCATTAGGTGGAAAGTGGCATGGGTCTACTATTCGTAAAACATTAAACTTCTTAAAGGCTGACAAAATAGGAGAAGGGCCTGATTCCTCAGGCCCTTAGGATTCGTGTCTCTCTCCCAAGTACACAGTTAATCCTGTTTGTACTATATACCTGCATCGTATACTTTGGCGTCTTTTATTGCAGGTTTCTTATTTTTCCTCTACAGGGGTAAAAGAACCTAGATTTGCAGGTAGATCATTTCCTTCTTCATCTACAAGAGTTAGGTTATGAAAACCTTCCGCCTGCTTGATTTCTTCCATAGAAGACAGTGTTCCGCCAACTGGTGGTAGTTTAGCTGCTTGCTCGTCGTTTTCTACGTACTCCATTATGGTAAGATCTAACTCTGTGGCAATTGTAGCCTCAAGGCGTGCGCCTTTGCTTTCTTCCCACCCTGGTAGAAGTACAATTGTGTCAGCTTCAAGTAAATACTTGATAGCTTCTCTCATGTATTCTTTGCGTTGCTTAGTCTTATCTCCATCAAAAAATTCTGAAGGAGAGCATACCATAAAGCCTACAGCTCTAAACTCCTGGGCAATTCTGTTGAACAGGTCGTGGTTGTAGTTTTCAATTCCGTCCATTGGCCCACTTAAATACATGTTTTTCATTCCATGTTCTATAGCTTCAACCACGTCCTCGTTGCGCGGAACTTCTATTCCTTCTATAATCTCTGCGTCGACTATCTCTTCTTCATTCATTATCTGTCTCCTCTTGTTTTCTTTCTCTTTGTGGCAGTCCTAACAGTGCTATATTAGCTGCCACATCTAGTCCGCTAATAAAGTAGTTTGATATTCCACGTTCTAAAGCTATAGCAGAGTACGCGGATATCTCGCTTGATATCTTACTACGAAGTTCTGACTCAATCTCCGTGCGAATTTGAGACATCTGACTCCAAGGCATTTGCCATGATTCTGCGCTATCTCCCATATACTGTCCTAACCTCTTGCAAATCTTGTTGCGCTTGCCCAGTCAACGTCACCTGTAGGCACAGCACGTGGAATAAGTACTCTTCCAACAATTTCTGCCCTTGAGCCAAGACCTGTAATATCGTGACCACGGTCAGATATCTTTCTTTGGAATGCAATCTGCGTCATGGCGCGTTCACCACGTTCTTCACTCCATAAGCGATAAACTGCGTATAGAGCCTTAATAGGTAAACGAGCACCTTCAGATTCTCTTGTTTCTTCATTTAAGAAGATACCAATACGATCTTCGTTCTTACGATAAATGTCTGCAGCCTCAGACACAGCAGTACACCAACCAAGAGAGTCACGCGCACTCGAGCCAAGAAGCTTAATTGCACCTTCAACTGCCCAAGATAGAACAGCAGGAAGAGCACCTTCAGGGTCAAATATGTAAGCCTTCAACTCTGGGTCTGGTGACTCCGGAACCTTTGACCAAGGAATTGGTCGAATACGACGCCACATTGCATCATCGTTAATAATAGGACGGTGATTAGTCGTAACCCATAATTTTGCACGTGATTGAAACGTGAACGGTTTTTCACCAGGTGAACGAGCAGAGATTTCAGAAGATCCTGTCAGTTTCTTAACTGAGTTTTCCTTCATGCGCTCGCCATCTGGCAACTCATCAACCCACACTAAACGACGACCACGTAACTCAGCCCAGTGATAAAGATCTGATCCGTTAGAGTGGCCATCTCCTTGAGCAAGGATAGATGAATCAAGTGGCCAAGCGTATTGTTGTGTTCCTAAACACTTTACAAGAGCTTCAACAAATGTGTTTTTACCAGACCCTGGAGGACCATAGACTAAAAACATAACATCGTGGGTGCGTAAGCCAGTTAACGAGAAACCAGCTGCACGCTGTAACCATTCTTGTAATTCCTTATCTCCGCCAGTAGCAAAGTCAATAAACTGTTCCCAACGGATATTGCGCATACCTTGAGTGTAAGCTACCGGAGCACGACGTGTAATGTAAAGATCAGGTCGTCCTTTAAGTAGCTCGCCGGTGCGAAGATCTATAACTCCGTTAGCAACACCAAGAAGGTGTTCATCGCTGTCCCAGTTCTCCACGCCAACAAGAATGCGTGGGTCGGATGTTGCAGATTCAATCGCACCGGCAAGTCTAGAATTTGATTTTGCTTGTTGAGCCCACTTAATTACTTCACCTTGCTTATCAGGGTCATCGTAATTTACGACCTCACTGGCAATAATTGGTGCAAGCTTTTTTGTAAGCTCACGCATTTCAAGATTCTCAATGTCAGGCTTCCAGTAACTTCCGTCCCAGTGAAACCAACCAAGTCCAGGGGTATAGCGAACTGCAGGACCAAACGCATCTACAAGACGACGACCATTTCCTGTATCAGTTAAAGTTCTTTTTCCAGGTTCTCCGCCTTCATTTTCACCAATAGCGTCTGCGTCACCTGGAACGTCAATGTTAGAAAGATTAGATGCATCACGAACTGAATCTCCGTCTTGAATACCTGCGCTAATAGTTCCACCAACAGTACCTGGCAGATGACTGTTCTCATTAAAACCATAAGAACGTACTTCTGATACTGCCGGCTGCGGTGTTCCATTAGCCTTTGCTGTAATCTTGGCTTGTGACTCTTGTTGAGATTTTTGTGCCCACTCTGTAAGACCTGGCCACATACGATCTGTTTTTGGATTTTCAATAACAAATGTAATAGCACGACGAACGTGCATTAGTAATCCACCTTGGCCTTCAAGCTCAAGTGGAGGACGCACCTTTTCTGCGTTAAATCTAATCATCATAGTTTCTACTGCAAGACGACCAGCCTCAGTTTGAACTGGGAACTTGTTTGCAAGAGCACAAGCCATACGAAATATGTCTACAGCTCGCGAGCCTTCATCGATACCTTCTTCAAGAAGCTTCTCAATGTCAACTCTCTCTTCGCCAAAACTTAATCCATCAAGCCAGCCCCACTCGGCTTCGCCTAAAGCAGTTCCGCCACGGCGTTGTCTCTTACGCAAAACTGATAAAAGCTCTTCTGGTGCCTGCGCCATCTCGATTTCCCAAGGAGCTTTTCCTGGGACCCACTCATAGCAGTTTCCAGAAAAGTGACGCGATGGAGAGATTAAGACATAGCCGTTATGCTTGATGTCAATTCCGTTAAGACCATTTTTCTTTAAGTTACCGACAAGTCCTTCGTTATCATCACATTTATAAAATAAGTGACGACCACGTGCCTGTCCATTTTTATATGAGTAATTTCCAGTAAGAGCCTCGACTGTTGGTGGAAGAGCTCCATCAAGTAGTGCCTCAAACTTTTCAAATGATGCAGGGCCATCAGAACGTGGATCAATGTCAATTACAAAGAAACCAGAAGCTTGGCAGTGAACTCCGATGTTGTTATCAGGTGCCTGCGTGTACCAATTGTTAATTGTTTCAAGATCTGATGTTGCGCGAGTATTCCACTCGGGGATAGATGGGTGCTTGCCTACATCCTTAGGCTCTGCATGTGGACTATTACAAGTACACCGCCCACCGACAATTCCATAGCAAGGAAGAATCTTCCATCCCTGAGATGCGTACCACACTGCTGCTGGCTGAAGACGACCCAGCGCTGAGTCCCAATTTGTCATGTTAGTCTTTTACCTTCCCTGCAATGAGAAGGGTAGTAAACCAGCGTTCAGCATCTTCTAGTGAGATATAAAAACGTTCTCTTCCGGTCTCTGTCTTAGTTATTACGGCTGGAAGTTCACCAGCATTAACTGCACGAGAAACAGTTCGAGCAGGAATTCCATAAGTTGTCGCTACGCTTCTTACGCTCATACGTCGTTGTGTCTGTTGCATCTAGTTCCTCTCTATGTTGACAAAGACCCTAGTACATAACGACTTCTAAGGCATTGTTCAATGTAGAAGCACTCTTGTACAATTTGCGGAATTTGGGACAAGTCCACTATAACGGGTATCTACCACTCATGTAAACAAACAAACAAACCAATTTTATGATTAAAATTATTCTTACCTTCTACCTCTTAGGACACTAGCTCATGCCATCAGAAATACTTCTTACTATAGCGGGTGTTATTGGCGCATTGGCAGTTATAGGCGGCGGAGTGGTTTCAATATACCGAATTGCTACTCGGATAGATCAAGCTCTTGCTGTAGACGAGGAAGGTCGCACAATATCAGATCGAATGTCCCGTGTAGAACACCAGCTTTGGAAGAACGGTGGAGATTCACTGGCAGATGAGGTAGGCGAAACCCATAGAATAGCAAGAGAGACGGCAACAGAAGTACGGTTGATGAAGGATATTTTATTAACTTTAATCGGGCAAGCGCCAGCTGCACCAGCAAGATCAAGAAAATCAAAAGCAGCCTTTGCT